CCTAATTCTTTATTCAATCTTCTTTGCTCTTTATTGTAAATGTCATTAAAAGTAGTTGTGTAACTCTCTGTACTACCATATAAGCTAGTTTTTCTTTTATCTTTAGGTAGTTGTTCAAGTATATCTTTTAATGCTTTAGTATGCGATTGTTCTCTCATCACATCGAGTCTCTACAAAATTCTATCTTATCTTTAATAGAGTTAAAAACTTCTTTATCTAAATCTTTGTGATTTGTAAGTTCAGGGTAAAGTTCATCTATTCTTTTAACACTCCATTTGCTGTAACCTCTTAAGTACTTCTGTTCAAATGCTCTATTGCAAAAGTCTTTAACAAAAATATAATGTTGATAGTTAGTTGTTTGTTTTATTTCTTTTAGTATTTCTTCAACTGTTTTCATAATTCTAAATTAAATTAATTTAATCATATTATCCTCATCAACGACTTTCTTTGTCTCAGCAGAATAAACGCTAACATCTGTTATTATGTCTTCACTTGTATTAAACGCCATGTTAACAGTAATTTGTTTGTCTTGTTTCTCTTGAACAATACCTATCCATCTATAATTTTCATCTGCAAAACAACCATTATTCATTTCAAATGATTCACTTAAATTGTTTTGTAACAAATCATATAAAGTTGTTTGCTCTAATTGTCCTTTTTCGTTTTTAAAATAAATTTCCATAATTTTTAGTTTTAAACAAAGTTAAAAATAATATTTAATTTACAAAGTATTTTTAACTTTTTCTTTTTTTAATTAGTTCAGCTTCTCTAGTAGCATAGTCAACAATCTTTATCATATCTTCGTAATCTTGTCCCTTATCTCTTAACAGATACTTTAGTATGTTAGCCTCTTGAAAGTTTAAATTCCAATGTTCAGCTAAGTCTATTACATCCATGCCGTTAACTTCTCTTGATGCGTATCTTTTTGGTTTTGTATTAGTTTTCATTCAAATTAATGTTATTTCAATTAGTTTGCGTTATTTATCATTCAGCCACTCAAAGTAAGCTCTAGCAATTCTACTACTTTTAAAGTTGTAATTTCTAACTCTTAAATAAGTTAACCACTTATTAAAGTCTATTCTGTTTGTTGGATAAACTGTCTTCATAATGTTTTGTTTTTACTAAGTTACAAATAATTTATAAACTTACAAGTGTTATTTAGTTATAAGTTTTTTAAAGTTATCTTTTAGTTTTATTATATCCTTAAACTCTTTTACTGTTTTTAGTGTGCTTATCATAACTTAATCGTGTTTGTTGCCTGTTACTATTGAATCTACGCAGTCTTGTTGACATAACGGTATAAGATGCAAATCATAAATCACCTCAACACAAAAAGAACCATCATCATACATAACATAACTATCTTCTGTTGTGAAATCTTTAAATGAACCTTCTTCAAAAGACAAAACATCCCCCTCATAAATCTCAATTCCATTCTTATCTCTTAATCCAGTGAATTGACAAACTGTTTCTGGGATTACTTTAAATCTCCTTATAGTTTTATCTATTGGTATAATAAAACTTTCTTTTCTGTGGAATAAATAATAACCATAAACACACTCACCGTTATCTACTCTTTTAGCTTTAAATTTAATTTCTCTATTCATAATCTTTAATTTTATTCAAAGTTAACAATTATTTTTAATTACACAAAAAAAACCTACCAAAATTAATTGATAGGTTTTTATTTATGACTAAACTTTTAACTGTTAATAGTGTTTAGTTCTATTCTTATTTATGTTGTATGTAATACATGTGGCAAAGTTCGTAAATACTTGAGCAACCTTTATTTAATGTGAGAGTCGCTAATAAAACTCATTACTACGATTTTTACATATATTACAATTATTTAATAAACAAATTTATTCTTCTTCATAAAATCTTAATTGCTCTTGTATTTCTTCATCATTAATGAACTTAGCATCTTGCCAACCTTCAATTATTCCAAACTTAAAAGAAAGGAATATAAAGTCTTTTACAAATTTACAAAATCTCATCATCTAACTTCTATTTCTTCAAAAAAACATTCGTTAAAGTCTATTAACTCCTCCCATCTATCATAATATTCAATGTGTTCACTTAATAAACCGTAATCATCATCACTATCTTTATATTCAGGTTCTTCAAGCATATAAGGGTAACGGTGGTATGTAAACTTCTTGTAAAAATCTTTATACATTTTCATCACATCATTAAATCTAATAACATAACTTTCAGCTAAAGCCTTATCTTTAGTTACAAAAATATTATTAACAGTAAAGTCATCAAAAGAACCTATAGAATATCTAACTATATACATTTTATTCCTCATCATTCTTAACTGTAACTACTATTTTCTTCTTTGTAACCTCTTCTTGTTTCTTATCAGCTAGTCCTAAATCACGTGCTATTATATTAGCATTATAAGCTCCTACGCTTGCCCCTTCAAACTTTTGGTTATAGATAATATTCTCTATCTCTTCTATGACTTCGGAAAAATTATTATCACAAGTCTTCTTGAACTCATTGAAATACTTAGTGTTAACACCTAAAAATATACATAGCCCAGTCATTGTAAAAGGTGGTGAAGTAGGTATTCTAACCTCAACAACCTCACTACCTTTATACTCTACTTTCTCCCATGCTCTATTGCTTTGAAATTCAAAATACTCATAACAAGCATCTCTCATTATTTCTGGAGTTGCAAATATTTTATCTCTACCGTGTTTTGTTCTTCTTTTCCAAAACTGATTATCTTTAGGTGCCGCCATAATCTATAATTTTAAATCTTCTACTTTAGTTCCATTATTTATAGCTAACATTTTCAAAGCGAAACTCTCAGAAATAACACCTTGTTTTTTATTCTCTTTATATTGTCCTCCTTCTTCTATTGATACAGCTACTTTAAAAACATCTAAACTATCTAACAATAAAACCCAACTACTAACTTTACTAACATAGTAAACATTGTTATCATTTTCATTTAAAAACATTCCTGAACTTGGATAATTGCTTAAATTATAAGTATCGCTTAAATCTACTTTAACTTTTTTTAATTCCATTTCTTATTAGTTGTTTAAAATGTTAGTAATATTTGCTTTAATAGACTCAAGTTTGTGAAGCTTTTTATAAGTGTTTTCTATTGTTCTATTTGCTTGGTGTTCATACCCAAATAAAACCAATGTATATAATGATACTAAACGTTCAACAATAAACTTAACAACATGAATAGGTAAAAATAAAGTTTCTGTTATTATATATAAAATCCTAAATATTTTCATTTTTATAATTATTTAATTTTCAATTAGTTAGTTTCATTCTTACAGTACGAAAACAAAACTATTTTAAAGGCTTATTAGTTTTATAATCGTTTCTATCAAACCATCCTATATTTAATAACTTCTTATATTCTTGCATAGGTTGATAAACTACCCAACACGTAGACCAAAATACAATTAAAAAAACTATTGTTTTATTTATGTAATCTTCTATTGTAGGTAGTAAAAGAATATAATTAATAAAAGGTAATATTAAAAATGTTATAGTAAGTAGTTTAAATCCTAAGCTTTTAGTTTGTTTAAACCATTCTAAGTATGTAGGTGTTTTATTGTTCATATATCTATTTTTCTTGAAAATAACTTTTTATTATGTGATTCAACTCTTCTCTTTACAGCGTTTAATTCATCTAGTAAACGCATATTATCTAACTTTAAAGTGTTGTAACTTATAATCAACTCATTATAAGCTTCGTGTCTTTGTGTTTCAGAAAATGTTTTATATTCAAAGATTGATTCCTTAACTTTTATAAGCGATTCACTATTGATTAAATCTTTAAGTTTTCTGTTTTCCTTTCTTAGCTCCTTTAATTCAATAGCTTTACTTAACGGATAGTTATTAATTAATTCTTCTTTTTGTTCTTCACGCATTATTTTTAGTTTTAGTTTGTTCTTCTTTTATATCTTTTATATAATCTCTTACAATAGCGCAATGTTCATACATTTCAAATACTTCTAACTGTTCTAAAGTAGCTTGTAAAGATAGTAAATGTATTTCTATTCCTAATCCTATATCTTGAGTTAACCAATCGTAAAACTCTTCATTAGTCATGTTACCTAATAACATAGGCGGTCTAATAATTTCGAAATATAAATCTTCTAAAGCCATTTAATCACATTTAAAAGGGTTATCGTCAAAATTATATATAACACGGCTTAAACGCTCTCTTAGAGACTTTAAACTATGTTCGTCTTCATCTATTTTATATTTATCAGCAAAAAGTCTAACAACTATTGACATATTAATCTTTTCTTTTCCTTTATGTTCTTGACCCCATGCGTAACAACCACGCCAAAAAGCATATAAAGAAGTATCAAGCCAATTTATTTTATCAATAGTTTTCTTTGAGTGACTCATAAAAATAAACAAAGACTAAGGTAATGAATGACCTGTATGATTAAACATAAAAAGATATAAGAACTAAACACTTTTAAGTCTTTGTTATTGCAAATATAGTGAAAATTTAGTTAACTTTTAAAGTTTTATCCAACCAAGTTTTAAAATTCTTTGCCTTAGATTATTCAATACTTTTATTTCTTCATTATTTATGTTTTCTTCTAATACTTTAGTATCTTCTGAATAACCTTTTAACCAACCTTTTATAACTCTATTATTATCCCAGTAATCTTCATCTTCTTTTCCTTCCTTGTATGTAATACTTTCTGTATCTCTCCATATACTACCATCCTTATTTAAAAGTATTTGAAAGTTAAAAGTTCCACAATCTGTCATACATGAATAATAAGCTGTTGTATTATCATTTTTAACTTCTTTTTTAGGCACTAAGTCATATTCTACCCCATCTATTATAATTGTTTTCATAGTTTACTTTGTTCTTTTAAATATTCTTCATAGTCACTAAACGAAAAGTTTTCGTTTTCATCGTTTTCAAATTCAATACACATTGAACACATACCGTTAGTTAAGTGATGTATATCAAATTGACATCCGCAATCTATACACTGTTCATTCATTTTTTTCTAATTTTAATTTACAATTTTGATAAAAATCTACTTCATAAAAATCTAATGATTTAGTTTTTAAAATAAAATCACAAACTAATATAGATATATCCCTTGTCATTTTATTATTCATGGTAGAAAATTTATCTTCGTTACGAATTAAAGTTTCTTCAACTTCAAACAAAATATCGGTCGTTTTTCTATCAATATCTTTACCATTAAACTTATTAACTTCTTCAAATGATGCCATAATTTTTTAATATTTTATTTTTAAAAGTTGGATGTTTAACTTTTTCCTTTTGCCTTATAATCTCACAATATTCTAAAATCGTGTAGTTATTTTGTTTTTCTATTTTTAGCACACCATCAAATAAAATGGTGTGCTTTTTATTATCTATTAATAACATTTTTGTTTTCTTTTATCTCCTAATGTATAGTTTTTAATCGCTTGGTATATCTCTTTTTTAATATACTTTAACCCATGAATCTCAATCATTTGCTTTCCGTATTCAGTTGATAAATGTTTTTTTACTTTTTGTTTTGCTATTGCATTCATATCTATTTGTTTTGTTGGCACAAATATACTACAATATATTTAATATACAACTACAATACTATTTTATTTAATTTTTGTATGTACTTCGGGTCAGAAGCATATCCTAACTCATATAAAAAGTCATAATAATCACCGCCTTTATATTTGTACTGTATCCAATTTTTATAGGCGTGGCAACTTTCCATCCAATTATCAAATGTTTCTAATTTATGATTTCTAGTTAATCCAAATAGATTATTTCTAACTCTACAAGAATATGACTTAAAATGTCCAGTTTCTAATATAGCTTGCTTAGTAACTATGTCCGCGTGTTTAACTCCTATTTGTTGTAGGTAGTTGTAAACGCTGTCAGTTGTTTGAGCTGTTGCGAATATAGGTATTATAAACGCTAATTTAAAAAGGTGTTTCATCTTCTAATTGTTTGGTTATTATTTCTGTTATGTTTGTAGTCATTTCTTTAAGTTGTTTAAATGACTTTCTTTTTCTATAAACGATAAATCCATTATTATAATTAGCACATTCTTTTAACGGATAGTATCTATTATTTATAATTTGCGGTAATCTGAATAGTTTTTTATACTTCCATCCGAAAATAACACCCTCAAAAATAAACCCTTTCTTAAACTCTATTGTTGTATTTTTATTCATAGTTTTATTTGTTGGTTTTTAGTTAGTTACACTTTATCTTGTTGTGAAATTACAACAATAGGCTACTTTATTCGTTTGTTACCCACCATTTAAAACACGAACCTTTACAGGGTTTCCAGTTTTAGGGTGTATAGCAGGTACAGGGCATCCAGTTCTTGCTTTTCCGTGATAACCGCATTCGTAGCATCCTCCACCATCACAACCAGTACAAGTATATGTATAAGAGTAATGATATACGACTTCACCCATAAATTCAAACCACTTATGCCTTCTATCAAGTTTTAGTTGTTTAACAGCATCATCCACAGTATCAAAAACGGTGGGTAACACTGTATATAATTCAGGCTTATTTTGCCCATTTTTTCCATCTGTTTGCTTATTCATAATTTTGTTTTTATCTGTTTTTTGTATCTCATTCACGCCCGAAATCATATACTCAACGTTAGGTGTAATTAAATGCTTTGTTCAATGCTTTTTAACTCACTTTCTGAAACAGTTCCTTTTCCTTTACAAAATCTACAGTTAACTAAGTCGTAAAGTGCTTTTTTATTATCTGCGTAATGTTTGGTTTTTCCCTGTTGGCAATTGTTAGGGCATTTAACTACACCTAACAATGTATATAATTTATTGCTTTTTTCGTTCATTTCTCTAAGATTTCTAATTAACATTTTTACATTTCCTTTTTTCATATTTTTATCATTTTAACACGCAACAAACCATATACAAATACGTTATGTGGCATTTACCCCATACCCACGGTTAATCCTATCAATCAAAACTTTATCGTGTTCAAAGTCGCAATCTTCTGTATCCCAATCAAGTTCTTTTTCTATTTTATCGCCATCTTTTGTTCCCCAAATAAAGAATGAACCTCTCAATCCGTTTGCTCCGTTTGTCTTACAAGATACAATCACTTGATTATACCCTTCTATTGGTTTTTCAAGTTCATAAAGTTTTTGAACCGCATAACCAGATTTTCTTTGCATAAGTTGTGTAAACATAATATAACGCCACATAACAACGTATATAAAACATTGCTTTAGTGGTCTTTTTTAAGTTTATTAATAATTAAATTTTTGTATTTATCTGTTAAGTTTCAGTTTGCAACGTTTCATATACAAACCGTTATACACCATTAGGTTTAGTGCGTATAATCCAGTTAACCATATCTTTGTAATTAATACTTACCTTCTTCTCAATACCTGTATCTAAATCCTTAATTATAGTTACGTTATTTTCGTAATCTACCGTTATTTCAAATCTATTCATAATAAAAACGCCCTATAACAATGGCTAAATTTAATTGCCACAGGGTCTTTGTTTAAAAATTAATGCTTAGTTTATTCGTCACTCAACGCTATATCTATTGCCATTTCTACATCGTAATGATGTATTACATAAGACCCAATAGGTGTATAAGGGTAAACTTGCAACCTAACACAAGTATCTAGTTCAATCATTTTAGCCCATACATCATTACTAATTTCCTCTCTATCCTCTGGCTCAATGTGTTGTTCAATAGTTTCGTAGTAATTCCTATGGTTGTTTATGTCAATAGAAATGCTACATTTTGTATTTTTAATTAAGTCTTGTAATTTCTTCATGTTTCTGTTTTTAAATCCGTAAATAAACTACCAATATACAAGTAACGTTACATAAAATTCAACTTTCTACAATATCTATAATACTGTAACAAGTCTCTAGTTTCAATTAACACTTTTAGCTTATTAGCTAACTTGTCGTGTTTCTTTTCTTTTAACAAATTTAGTAATTCAAATTCATTTAAACAAGTAATTTGCATATTTTTATTAATTTGTATTATCCAATCTTTTAAATACTCATCAAAATTATGTAATCTATTTAACTGTTCTATCAAATCTGTATAGTCAGCTGGTGTTATTTGTTGCATAGTTCTAATTGTTTTTGTAATCTAATTATCTCTATTTGATAAGATGATATCTCTTGTCTCATTGTTTTAACATCGTTCTCCAAATCATCATTAAAATTCAATAAGCTTTGAATCATAATACTAGCGTTATTAATACTCCAAAACATTTTTTTAGTGTCGTCAGGCATACGCTTAAATAATTGTTCGTTTGTAAACAAAGGAGCACCGTCAGAATCAACTTCAAATTTACCATATTTTTTTAAAATATTTTCTTTCGTAATAAAAAGTTGATTTTTCAAGAAAATAACATCACTTATTTTAAGCTGTTTTAAAATAATACTTGGGTTTTCTATTATTCTTTTTGTAAAACTATCCAAACTCATAATTAAAAAGGGTCTATTCCATTATCAACGTCCACTAACATATCATCAAAATTAATGTTTGGTTTAATAATTTGTTTAACTTCTTGCTTTATTATTCTTGATGGTCTTAAATCTTCAAGAGCATCTTGTTTATTATCATTGAAAAATGTTGAAGGATTTAAAATATCAATATCAACATATTTATAGCCTAATCCTTTATTAAATTCAAAACATAAAGGCGAGTCTTTCATTGTTTGACCTCCTCCAGTCTCTGTATCTTTAACTTTTACAACTTCCAATTGTGTAAACCACTTTAAATGTTCATGGTTTGTTAACCTATGCCACACATGGAAGTCATCAGCCCTACTTGCCCATTGTTGCCCACCTTCAATATGAGATTTAATAGGAGGCATAACATACCCACTTAACTCGTGGTCTTTTGGATATTGCCTCCTAGAAGCTTCTGTAACTGTATGAGCAGAAACATAAACACTTTTATTAGTATGATTACAAAATTGTCTAATATCATTTGATATTCTATAAGTACTTTTAGTTGTTCCAAATTGTTCCTTATGTTCTAAACCATTTAAAGGGTCTACAAAACAAATATCACTTTGTGTGTCGCTATATAAGTCTAATAGTTGTTTATGATTGTATAATTCTCCTCTATCTATCCAATTAAAATAATTCTCAATAATCAATTTTCCTTTTTGAACTTGAGTATATGTTAATTCTGTTAATTTAGAACCATAATACATTTGTATTAGTTTCCTTTTTTGCTGTTCTGGTTTATTTTCTCCACTCCAAATGTCTATTTTGTAATTGTATTTTAATGCTAAAACTAAAAAATACCATAAATAAAAATCTGTTTTACCTACATTATCAATCCCTATACCTAAGTTAAATTGACCTTTTTTAAAAGATAGATGATTATCTACATTTTTAATTCCTATTCCTTGACCTTGTGGAATCAACCCGTTATAATAGTCGCTTAAATATTTTTCTCCGAAATCTGTTTTTAAAAATGCCATTAGTTATTGTTTTTGTTATGTAACTCTTTAAGCTTTTTTAATTGCTCCTCATAAATCTGTTGTTTAGTCTTTGGTTCTTCATTTGGTTTTTGATACCATTCTGATTTGAAACCAGACCAACTTTTAATAACACAAAGTTCTAAAATCTCATTGACCGTTGCGTTTGTTTTTTCTAGTTGTTTAACAAAAGAATTGAAAGCTGTTTGACTATTTGTTGCTTTTTTTGTTTTTCTAACCTTTAACCATTCAGAAGCTAATTGTTTATCTGCTCCTAATTTTAAAAGAGAATTATAAAAACTAAAAGGCAAAGACTTATTTTCATCTTCTTCTTTAGTTTCTATTTCATCTTCTACTTCTACTTCTACTTTCGAAACCATACCGAAACACTTTAAAAGGCTTTCGAACCCTTTCGAAGGATTAGATTTACAAACTGTAATAGTACTGTCTTTCAGCTCTTTAGGTAAATTATTGTAAATATCTATTGCTGACTTCTTCATGTTTGTATTAAATTTCTGATGTTTCATAAAATTAATAAGTATAACATAGTTATTAATGTATTTTACTTTATTAACCTTTTCGAACTCTTTCAGACCCTTTAAAACATCATCTTTTTTTAAGCCAGTTTCAAAAGAAATTTTCTTAATTGAAGATTCATAAATACCTAACATATTAGTTTTTTCATTTGTAACTAAATACAAAAACAATAACTTATGATTAGGTGTTAAATCCTCTATAAAAGGGTCTGACCAGAAAGCAGTTGATACACTTCTTAATTTAGACATTATTACCTCCTTCTTTAGCTTTGTTAATTTCAGTACGTAATGTTTTAGCAAACTTTATAGCTGTTGGTATGTCTAAACATATAGTTATACTTTGATTATCTGATTCTGTATGAATAACTATATCTTCTTTTGTTGAATTACAAAATGTTTTTATAGCCGTATGTTCACAATCACACGCTAAAAATTTTAAATCTATTTTTGCACTCATAATAATTAACAGTTTTAATTATAAACTGATAAACTTTTAATTAAATAAAAAATCCATTAAGATTTGGCTGTTGTGGAATTCGCCTCGTCCTAATGGATTTTATTATAAATTTCTTATGTTTTTGTTAGTTAATGAATTCCACTAAATTAACTACAAAGCAAATATAGTAAAAATATTTTAAAGTTTTAAAGTATTTCTAAAACATTCTAAGTTATTTAACATGATTTTGTATTCTTTCGATTGATTTATCAAAATAGTCTTTATCTAACTCACAAGCTGTTAATTCAAAACCTAAGTTGTGACAAGCTAAAGCGATGCTAGCACTACCTAAATGCGTATCTAATATCTTATCGCCTTCTTTAGCGTAGTTCATTAAAAGCCATTCGTAAAGTTTAACTGGTTTTTGCGTTGGGTGAAACCTACCACCATTTTTGTTATTATCAGCTAACGCACCACCTCTGCTAAAATCAAAAGTTCGCATTGCTTTATTCGTTTCAGAATACCAAGCTAACTCACCATCTGCTAAACTAAAATCTCTTTGCATCTTATTCCATATTATAAAGCTATTAGAGTAATCCCAAATAAAAGGAAAATAATTACCACCCCAAATAATTTGTTTTTTAGAAACTCTAAACAGTTCTTTAAAATATTCGTCTTTAGGTATTTCGCTATCCCATTCAGTTGTTTTATATTCCTTCCAACCCCTACCAGCTTTACTTTTTCCATTAGCTTTCTTTCTACTTTCTGCTGCTGCGTTTTGAGATTTATCCGCATCAATTCCGTATGGAGGGTCTACAATAGCCAACTCAAAATGATTATCAGGATAACGAGCCATTAACTCCATGTTATCATCTTGTGTAATTGTTATTTTATCTGTTATTTTCATAGTTAAAATAAATTTAATTTATTGTTGTTTATTTTTCTTCTTTAACAAAAACTCCATCTTTCATAGTTCCCTTTCTTTTACTTATAACATCATAAGCAGTTTCAAGACAATCTAAAGGGGCTAATCCTTGCATTTCACAACCTATTAATATAGTTACTAATATATCTCCAAAGCCGTCTTTTATTTCTTCTCTAGTGTTTTTTTCTTTTCCTTGAGCATTTACATATTGCATTACTCCATTTTGCTTCATCATTAAAGCATCTCTAGTTTCTTCTACTTCTTCAATAGTCTTTTGCATTTGAGTTAAAGAAGTAGCTTTTTCAAGTATTCCTTTTTCTTTTGCCCATTCAATGACTAATTCATTTAGTTTTTTAAAGTCTTTCATAGTTTGTTTTTTATAAATTTATACCTCAAAGTTAACAAACTTTTTTAAGTTCACAACATTTTTTAAGTTTTTTTATTTTTTAATTAAATTTATACATATATTTGTGTAGCTCTTTTATTCTGAGCTTTATTCATAATTTTAGTTTTGACCTCCTTACTTTATATGTAGGGAGGTTTTTTATTTAAAATATTTTTGCATATTTAAAAAATAGTTTTAACTTTGCTAAAAATTAAATATATAAATTATGGAAACAAAAGGAAAACACACAGTGCCTTTATTAGGTATTAAGCGAAAAGAATTACTAGATATAACTGGTTATAGTTATTCTACTTTGAACAAACATATAGATAATGGTTATTTATCTTTAACTGTATCTGATGTTGGTAAAATAGCAAATTACAAAGGTTTAGAAGCTAGAGAATTAACAGAACAAATATTTGAATTTAATAGATAGGTTATGAATAGTTTAATTAAAATACAAGAAGAGTTAAAAGCTCCTAAAAATCAAAGAAATACTTTTATTTTATCGTAGTTTTAAAGATATTTTTCATATATTTGAAATATGAAAGGAGTGTACATGATAATTAACCCAGTTAACGCTAAGTATGTAGGTAGTTCTGTTGACATTGAAAGAAGATTTAAACAGTATAAATACTTAAGGTATAACGAGCAACCTAAAATAAGAAATTCAATAAAAAAATATGGAATTAAAAATCATAAATTCGTTATTCTTGAGTTGTGCTCAAAAGGTGATTTATTAGAAAGAGAAAGGTTTCATTGTATAAAGCATAATGTTTTACATAGATATAATCTTAATTTAAAAATACCATTAAAAGGAGAAAATCATAAAAGTTTTTCAAAAGAAGTGTTAGATAAAATATCAAAAAAACATAAAAATAAAAAACTATCAGAAGAACACAAAGAAAAATTAATATCAAGTGTGAAAGGCAAAAAACAAACTAAAGAACATATAAATAAAAGAAAAATGTTTGGAGAAAAAAATCACGCTTATGGTAAGGAAAGTTATTTTAAGGGCAAAAATCATACAGAAGAAACAAAGATAAAATTAAGTGAACATAGAAAGGGTAAGTACAAACTTGAAAAAAACCCAAGAGCTAAAAAAATCATTGACATAGAAAATAATATTATTTATGGTTCACTAAAAGAAGTTAGTATAAAGTTTAACATAAATTATTCAACATTAAGAGCAATGTTACAAAATAGAAATCCAAACAAAACAAAATTTAGATATTATGAATAAATTAATGAAAATTCAAAGTGAGCTAAAATGTGAAAAAAGCCTTTTTAATAAATTTGGTAATTATAAATACAGGTCTGTAGAAAACATACTAGAAGCTGTTAAACCTTTATTAGTTAAGTATGATGCTAGTTTAACTATTACAGATGAAGTTAAACAAGTAGGAGAACTTATATTTATAGAATCAACTGTTGTATTTTCTCATTTAGATAAGCATGAGCCTATAATAGTTAAAGCGCAAGCAGGAATTAGCCCAAACCGTAAAGGCATGGATATAGCTCAAAGTTTCGGTAGTAGTAGTTCATACGCTAGAAAATACGCTTTAAATGGATTATTTTTAATTGACGACACTAAAGAGGTTGATAGTTTAGATAATTCAAAGAAAAAACTAACTTCTAAAATAGCACAAGAAGAAGCTAAAAAGAAAACACCTTTAGAAGAGCTAAAGAAAAGATTTGATTTAACACAAGAACAAGAAACTAAGTATAATTCATTAATAAAATAGACATGGGAGTAAGTAAACAAGAGTTTATAGATGTGCGTATGCAAATGGATTATTACAATTCTTTAGAAAAGTCAATTAGAGATATGATGGAAGTTAGAAGAATTGACGAATATGGATGGGAAGAAGAATACGCATCAAATCAAGCTTGGTTAGAGCAAAAAAAAAGAACTAGATACGACGAATACAAAAAGTTAAAAAAAATAGAATTTGAAATTAGAAACAATAAAAAGTTATGAAAATAGAACTAACAGTAACAAAAGAATTTGAAGTGGAATTTCTACAAGTGGATGCAGGAGTTCGATATTGGTATGATGGAACTATAAATGGTGAAAGTTTAGAAGATGGAAGTACAACACCATGTAAAGAAGGTGAAAGATGGAAGCCTTTAATTAACTTAGAAACTGGTCAAATTGTAAATTGGACTAAAGGAATAAAGGCAGACATACACTATAAAGTTTGTGATGATGGATTATATACTTTAGTTGATAAAGATAAACAAAAAATTAAAGAAATTGAAGGATATGTTCCTAATATAATGTGTCCAAAAGGTACTGGATATGGTGATTATATAATCATGGACATTAACGAAGATGGATTTATACAAGGTTGGAGTCGTGATTTATCTGAGTTCATAGAAGAAGACTAAATGTGTAACAAGCTAATAACAGAAATTAAATCAACTAGCAGATGTTTATTGTTTGCTAGTTGGTTAAA